ATTCTTGTTGTGTAGGAGGCAAACTATCAGGTATAGGATTAGAAGATTCTATTAACGATTGTTTTGTATTTCTAGATATTGAAAGATAAGTAGTAGAAAGATTAGATCCTAAGTTAATATTAGGAGGAGGACTTGATCTAACTATAATAGAAGGTGTTAACTGTGGAGAATTAACAGTTAATTCTTTACCAGCATATGCTCTTCCATTAGTATCTTTCCTATAATATCCTACATAATTTGTTAAATTAGAAGCATAGTAGTATTCTCCCCCGTTAGTATAATAAACTCTAGGATCTATCTTATTTGGTGGAATATACATTTATGGTTTTATTTGAATTTTGTAGGAGGATTATTTAAAATATCAGTTTTCTCAGCATTTGTTAATGGTACTACGTTTTTGTATCTATTTGTGTATATAAATGCTGAAGAATTTTGTGTTTGTGTAACGGGATCTATGTTTAAATATTTTTCTGTCCAATTAATTTTATTTCCAAAGGCTTTTTGGGTTTCTGTAATTGAAGACGTTGTATTGAATGATTCTAACATCCAAATTTGATTATATATATTATTTGTATTTTTATAGTCATAATACATATGAACTAAAGAATTTGGTTTACCATACATTACATAACTGTCATAAAAGAAAAAATCGTTTATAGATTGTCCATTCCCTAACCCAAGCCCAGCCTCATATGCTTCTTTTATAATTCTAAAAGTATTGTTACCTGTATTATCTTGAGCAATGTCTAAGAAATTTATAATATTATTAGTTAATTGACTATTATTTAATTGATAATAATAAGCATCTATTGTTTCAACAACACCACCACCACCGGTTGATTGGTTTGGTTGTGATGTCTCAGGGACTTTGGTTTTAAATATTACCTCTTTTATTCTTATTTGACTACCATCATTATTGTAAAAAGATTGTTGGTTTGGATAAGGATAAAAATAATTTAAGTTTGAAGTCATAACTTGATTAGTTTTATAAATTAATTCATTATTCCAACCTTCAAATGCTTCACCAGGTGTAATACCTACAGGATATCCTTCTTCTCCTATTGTATTTAATATTTGTTCTATAGTTTGAGTGTCTGTGAATAATATATCTTTATTTAATATGCCACTACCAGGAGTTGTTTCTGCGTTTCCATATATTGTTAACCAATTATTTGTCCATTTTTTTACAAAGTTTCCAAAATCGTCAATAGGAAATTGATTTAAATCATTTGATTTTAAAAATCCTTGATTATTGTTTTTCCAAAATAATGTTACATCTCCTTCATCATAACTAGCTAAATAATTATCTATAATATTTGAAAATGATCTTTCATTTTCTGAAGAATATAAGTAACCAACTAGTGATTTTACAGTTTGAAATTTAATAAAATCTATTAAAATAGGATATAATATAGCAATAGTTTTTATTTTCTCAACAAATGTTTTGAATCCGCCTCTGTCTTGTGTAATAAAATTATTAAAGTCTAAGTATCTTTTATCTTCTAAAATACAAATTTGAGTTTCTAATGTAGTTTCCCATTGATTGTCTTTTAAAGAATGGTTGATTTGTGTAATAACAAATCCTAAATTTTTATCATAGTAGTTTTTAGGAATTACATTTTGTTTTATTCTAAAAATTTGTCCTACAACTATTCCTCCTATTCCTTCTAATGTAATTCTTAACTTAAAAGGAATTAAAGCTTTAAAACCTAAATCACCATCAAATCTTAATAAAGACTGTTTTAGAAGAGTTGAAGGAGTAGATAAATTTCTATCGTTTTGGTTAATTAAAAAAGCACTATTAACATTTCTTCCTACACGTCCTCCTTCTATTTGTAAAACATTTTCTCCTCCATAACCTACCATATAGTCCCTAGCATATACCATAAGTTGAAGAATTTTTCTATAAAAACTACTTTCTTGAGTATTTAAAAAATACTTACTATTTTTACCATTAATTTCTTCTCCTTGACCCTTTTCTTTTGATAATCTGTCTGTTAATCCAGCATTTAAGTAAACCTGACTTGAATTATAAACATCTCCTAAATTAGCTTTTGATTGAGCTGCTATACCTACAATTGTACTTTGGTTTTCAAAAATTTGACTTTCTATATCTACGTTTTTACAAATACTACCTAAACCTAATAAATCAAATTCATAAAATGTGTCTTTAGGTTGTTTGTTTAAATAATAAGTATCTACTATTTGTGCTTGGTTTTGATTAAGACCAGCTGTAGACACAATAAAGTTATTTAATCCTCCTAAAGATGTTGAAACTTTATGCATTACACTTTTTATGTAATCAACCATGACAACTCCATTATCATAATCACTAGATTTAATTGATCTATATATTCCTAATAAAAGATCTATATTTAATAATATATTTTTTAATTTACCGTTTTTGGCAGTTTTATCAAAAAACTGTAAGTTTTCTTCATTTGTAATAACATTTGTAGTATCTCCACTGCGATAAAAAATAGGAGGATTTGCTCCACTTACTTTAGGGTTAAAATCAGGAATAGATAATACTCCAAATTCTTTTGCAAACGCTCCTTCATTTTTTACTAAACAAACTCCAGCATCAATAGAAATAGTATCAGGCCCTGCTAAACAATAATCTGTGTCAGTAGGTACTAATAATCGAACCACATCTGATACTGCTTCTGATTTTGATTTTTGTTTTAAATTACAGTAGGATCCTATAATAGCTAACCATACATCTAAAGTAATATATTCATATTTACTTCCTACATATGAATCTCCATCAGGATCAGATATTACATATTTAAAGTATGGTTGGTCGGCAAGTCGTTTAGCTTGATCTGGATATTTAGACTTTTTTAATTTTTCTTCAACATCTCTGGGGTTGACATAATTTATATCATAATTCCAACTTCCTGAATATTGAGATTCATTTATTGACTGAAAATCTCCAAATATAAATCCCTCTTGAAGTGCTTTTAAACTTAACAATATGTTTTCATAATCATCATATGTGTAAGAATCATTTACTTTAGTTAAATTAAGACTAGCATCATTCCTTAAAGTGTTAGAATTTGTACTCATCTTTATAGTATTGATGACTTCTCCCATTGAAATTAACACTGTTTCACAATCATAACCTCCATCTCTTCTTAATTTCCATTTAAAGTTTTTTACATAACCTAACATTCCATCATAGTTATGACGGTATTTTTCACGTAATAATTGTAGTTGTTTATAAACTATGTCTTGAGTTAATTTAGTACCAAACGGATCTATTGTTCCACCAATATATGATTGGGTTTTAATTGCATCTTCACGTAATGTTGATTTTGCATTAGTTAAACTATCATTATAATCTAAATATTGAGACCAACCCCATTCTAAAAGAACTGAATATCCAGGTCTCATATATAAAAGTTCTAATTCATTAAGTTGATGAGAATCCCAACAATTAAACTTTACCGTTGTTTCAAATATAGAACCATAAGCACCTAATGTTCTTAATTCTACTCCTGTAATACCGGGCATGGGTCTAATGCCCATTTGTCTAAAATATGGGTGATTTACTCCACTTTTTCCAGCTCTATCTATGTTTCCTCCATAAACTGCACTAGGAGTAGCTACTCCAAAGCGTAAGGTTTCTTGACTTATATTTGAACCTGATTGAAAATAAAGTGAACCTCCAAATAAAACATATTTTTTACTAAGGTCATCGCCTTCATAATTTCCTTTTGACGTATCTACAAGAACACTTCCACTTCCATCAAAATACACACGCCCATCATTATAATCAGTAAAAGAAGACATTTTTACCCAAGCATTTTTACTAAGATACCAAGGAAGCAAACCACTTCTATTGTCTCTACTAATGTTGTTTGGATCATCGTCATTAACCCCTCTTACAACCAATGTTCTAGCTCTAAGTTGAGTTTGAATACTATCGGCTAATGTTTCTTTAAATATGCCCATTTTTATTTTATTATCAAAACTATTTTATTATGTTGTTATTATATTATCTTCATCAAGTTGATTTAAATTATCAAAATCATTTAAGATTGTAGATAAATCTTGGGGTATTCTTAATTGTACTCCAATAGGGGGATACAATGAGTCTCTATTGATTGTGTCAGCATTAGCTACTTGAAGTATCCAATAAAGTGTAGGATCTCCATAAAACTGAGCTGATAAATTATCTAGCCTATCTCCTTGCATAGTTATAATATAATAATCATTTATTGAAGGACTAATAGGTGGATACTTACTTGACCCAAAATATCTTAAACCATTTTGTTGTTTTCTTATTAATATATTAGGATATCTATTCATAACTATTAGTTTTTAATATTTTGTTCTGGAATGTTAATCAACGTTGATTTTTGTGTTCCATCAGGTGTAGTTACTAAATCTTGTGGCAAATAATAATTATTGTGTCCTGTAAGTCTCCAGTTAGGAGTAACAAACGTAGCAGTATGTGCTGTGTTTCTGTGGTTTTTCTTTGGTAAGAAATTGTGAATTGGATTAAAAGCCATAGTTACCTTCATATATTTAGGAACTTCATGTTGGTATTTGTCGGTATAATCATTAATATTAGGTCTTGCTTCTGGTTCGGCTAGTGTAATTTCCCAAGGTGCATCTAACAAACTACTAATTTGCATTTGAGTAAACACACCAGGTTGTTGGTATATGTAATCTCCAATTGTCAAATAAGCGTAAGTACCTCTCATTTGATTATATCGGTTATAATCAGGAGCCATAGCAGACATTAAATAATTTAACTTAGTGTAAATTGCAGGCATTTCATATTTAGAATGTGCGAATATAACAAAACTAAAGTTAATTTTTCTACTAAATTTTTCATAAACATAAAAATCTTCACCTCTACCCATATAATTAAATGGTTTCCATGTTGGTGACATGTCGTCAGTTAAAGTATCTAAATATGCTCTAAATGCTAATACATCTGTATTTATAGTAGTTCCCCCAAATACAGGTTGATCGTTATTTAATAATTCTATTCTAAATTTAATTATGTCTCTACCAAAACTACCATTGGTTTTTGATTGAACTTCATCACTTTTATATAACCCACTGTAAAGTAAATTTGAAGGAACTGAATTTGTTTTATTTGTAGCTGAATTGCTGTATCCATAAAATACAGATCTTGGAGTAATACTAATAACATTTATTGAATCTACAGTATTTGGTGTTCCTACAGCTACTTGTCCTGTTGTTACTCCTACTCTATCATGAATATTTAATTCAGGATAGTTTTCAGCATTTTTATTATCATTTACTTGTCTAAAATCTTGTATAAATCCATTCCCATTACCATTAGTTTCTACAGTTATTAAATTAGTAAGAGGAGAATTAAATGGATTTATTAAAGAAATAGGAGTTGTTGTTGTAACTATATTTTCTCCTTTTCTTACTTTATTTGAATAAAGATCTATGTCACTAAGAGTAAACGGAACAAAATCTCCATTATTGGCAGATAAATAATTTTTAGCTTGTTGATTTACATAAGAAAAAGTTCTTGTTCTTCCTATTCCATAAAATGAATTAGGTCCTCCAACGTAATTATTTAAAAGAGTTTCTTGGCTAGGATTGTTGTTTAATAGTTTACTTTTGTATTCTGTTAGTCTACTTTTAAATTCTGCACCATTTTGAGTATTAACAGTATTTAAACTAATATATCCAGTATCATTTGTGGGGCTTAAACCATGGCGAGTAAAATGTAAGCCTAATGCATTTCCACTTACAGATGCTAAAGTATTAAGACCTATAGGATTATAAAATCTAGGTCCTTCTATTTGAGTTAATTTACTCAGTAAAGTAGAAGATCCATCTGTAGTAACAGATTGATACGATGTATCTGGGTTTGATAATTGTAGTCCTGATTGTTTAATTAACCATAATGGTCCATTAGGAACATCCGTAAAAAATGCTCCTATTCTAGCTGTGTCTCTAACAATTGCTAAACCAGTATTAAAAACACCCGTAGGATCACCTTCTCTAAACTTAAGATCGTCAGGAAATCCACCTTCATATCCTAATCTTATATAAGGAGAATTTGAATTTAATTTTTTATTTGTGCCTGGATAAACAGGAATTGAGGTTTGATTAAAAGGAGACACATTGGTACCACCAAAATAAGTGTACTCAACTTGACCCGTTTGTTGGGCCCGTTCAAATATCTCCTTTAAACTAGCCATTAATATCTTCCTTCAATAGGACCTTTACCTCCAGCATAATTTCTTGAGTATGGGCCCCAAGGAGCTATACGACCCTCATATCCAGGTTGAAAACTTACTGGAGGGTTAGAAGCAGGTTTGAAGTATGGATACAATGGAATTTGAGTAGATAAACGACCAGTAAGTAAGTCTTGTGAAGCTAATAAAGTATTTGTTGGAGGTACTCCTACAAATGCTTGTATTCTTGATGTCATCATTTGACCCTCATTTTCAAACTCGGGTCCTTTGTTACCTTTTAATCCATAAACACTAGTTGTAATTGGATCTAATAATCTGTCTTTTAATGCGATTGCCATAGTTTTATTTTGGTATAAATATTAAGAATCAAATCTTCTTTGTGTACCTACGTTAGTTGAAGTAGCCATATAACCTAAATCTCTGTTGTTTAATGTAAATTTATTTTGTATTGTAATATTGTTATTTTCTCTACTAGGAGCTTCTCCTCTTCCTCCACTCACTTTTTCAGATATTTGTTCTTCTCCACCTCCACTAAAAGCACCAAAGGTTGATGCTATTCCTAAACCAGCAATAATAGCAGCAGCACCTCCAATAATAATAGGTACTGCAAGTCCATAACTAGAAGCTGAAGCTGCTATAGCTTCAGCGGCTGCTTTTTCTTTTGCAGTATTAGCTAATAATTTTGCAATAGCTAATTGAGCATTTAATTGAATTGTTTGCAAACCTAATTGAACTCCTGTTGTAGCTACACTAGCTGCTATTTTACCAACCCAAATTCCGCCCATAATTCCTAATAGTACTCTAGCTCCACCTAAGGCATCAACAAAATCAATAGCTTTTCCTACTAAATGAGTCATAGGTTCTACCATAGTAGAAAATAATTCTAGTGTTTTTTCAACTAAAGCATTCATTTTATCTTGGCTAGCTAATTGAGCTTGGTTAGCAATCATTTCTTCTGATGTGCCAGCTCTTCTTAATTCTTGTAAAAATTCTTCAGATTTACCTTCTTCAGCTGCTATTCTTCTTCGTTCATTCAGTGCTTCTAAAGAAGCATCTCCTGTTTGTTTTAATAATTCTTGAGTTTTTAAACTATTAGCTAATTCATCAGCACTCATTCCTATAGCTTCGGCATATGCTCTTTGTTGAAGAACGTTTAATCTATTGAATTCTTCTAAACCACCAATATTAGCCATTAATTCTTCAGCAGCTTTAGCACTATCACCCATTAAAGCGTAGTATCTTGCTTGTTCTAAATTAATAGCTTTACCTGTTAATAATTCAGCTTCTAATTCTTTAGCTAAACTATCACTAAAATTTAATAACTTATTACTAGAATTAGCAGCTTGTTCTAGGTTCATTCCTAACTGTTGTACTTTAACTACAGCTTGTGCTATTAATTCTGGATTGTTTTTATATTGCGATGCTAATTGTCCACTTACTTTGGCTACATCTGCTAATACTTTTCTATTGTCTAAGTAAATTCCTGTTTGTTTTCCTAATCCTATTACTTGATTATTAACACTATCTACTATTTCTTTATTTGTTTTTCCTGACACTAAAGACAACTGTTGTACTTTAACAGCGTCTTCTACTTCAAGACCCATTATTTTAGTTAAGAAATTTTGGTCTCTTAAACGTTCACTACTGTACATAGCAGCAGTTCCTAATGACTTATTTAAGGCAGCTTGAGCTTCTAACGCATTTTTTCTTGTTTGAACATCTTGAGTTCCATATGATGCTAATGTTCCTGCTTTAGCTGACTGGTCTGCTACATCTCCAGCTATTTGTTTAGTTACTTCTCTAGTAGTTCCTAACTGTTTAGCATTATCTACAAATATTTTATTTAAATCAAATGCTCCTTTAATTACAGCTCCTAAAGTAATTTTTTGGAAACCTAAAGCACTTCCAATTTCTGTAGATATTTTAGAAATTTGACTATATAAAAAACTGCTTTGTTTAAGATTTTCTAACTTTTTTTCTATTAAAGAAATTTCATATATTCGTTTTGCTAATAAAAGTTCTTCAGCATTTAAAGTTTGAATAGTTAAATAATAAGCATCTTCATGATTTTTTTGATAGGTTTCTGCTTGTTCTGTTAAATTTTTATCTACTATATATTGTCGTAACTTTATTGCTAATTCTTCTCCTACTAATTGTTCTAGTTTCTTTTGGTCTCCTAAAATTTCGCGATATTTTTCTAATTGAGTTGAAAGTGCATCTACTCTACTTTGTTGATTTAATACATCTTGTTTTGAAATACCATTTTGATTACTTTCGTAATCTCTAACTAAATCATTTAATTTTTGTGTTTCTTCGCCTAATTTTTTTCTTTTTTCAACACCTAAATCAACAGTTTGGATAAGTCTCTCAAATTCTTGAATTTGGGAAGTTGTCCCAAAACCACTAAAAGCACCAGATTGAAGAGCTTGATTAAAAGAATTAATTTTATCTGTTAATTCATCTAATTTAGTTTTATTTTTCTCAAATTCCACAACAGTTTTACCAGCATACTCCAAATTTTCTTTCATGTTGCTACCCAAATTTCGGGCAGCTTCAGCAGCTTTAGATAAAGCCTCTCTAAGCTCATTAGACTTAGAGACTGTTTCAGCTATACTTTGTTGAGTTGATGGATCTAATGGATTAACTGGTGGTGTGGCCATATTAATAAATATTTAATTTATGATTTTTTTACTTTACTTACAAAGTCAGGTACGTTAGTTTGTTTAGCATATGCTTTAGCGTCCATTGTTTTGGACCCTTTCATCGATTTTTCCTCATGTTCTCGTTTTTTCTCTAAAAAGTCAATAATTTTACGAATGTGATATCTTCTAGTCATTATAGGCATATTCCATACGTCTCCATATGAAAATCCACCGTTTCCAAAATAAACCAAATCATGGACTTCATCCATGAATACTGCTCTATATTCTGGCGTCAGGGTAAAGAAAGTTGATATTCATTGGTATTGAAACGCCCTCCACAACGTCTCCTTTTGAATCTTCATAACTAAAAGTCATTTCAAGATCCGGTGTAATTTCATTAATGTATTTACGGAGAGCGCGTGAGTCTTGTAACATCATGTTGTCCACGAAATAACGAATAGTTTCATCACGAGAATCGCCGTTTATCGCGATAATTGTGTGTTTTAAACGTGTAGTTATATCAAAACTATCATTAGGATAAGCTTTTTTAAGTCCCTTAATTTCATCATTAATTCCCTTTTCGTCTTTAGAACTTAACAATTTAAAAGTAACTGTTACTTTACTTTGGGGAAGAATAAAGGTAAATTCATTTTTTCCTTTAGTGAATAATTTTTCATCAAACTGTTTATTTTGTAATTTACTTAAATCAACTGTTGTTTTAACTCGTTTTCCGTATTTGTCTGTAAGTTCTATGTCATAATTAGCTCCATAACCTAAAATACGAGCAGCAAACAAAATAGCATTTTTATCACCTGCTATTAATTCATCATAATCAATTTTACTTACAATCATACTTTGTAAGAGTTTATCAATTACAATTCCTTTTTCAATAAAGTTTGTGTTAGTTAAAATGTCTTCTTCTTTAGCAGACATGTACTTTAGTTCAATAGTTCCTGAACTTAATGGATTAGACTCTGGATAGATTAAACCTTTACTAGGTAAATCAATAACTTCTGTTGGAAATTTAAATTCGCTCATAATAACTTATTTACAATAAATATATACAAACAAAAAAAGTCTGGCAAAAACCAGACTTCCTTTGTACATTTTGAGTATATATTTTAGTAGTTCAGGATGCAATAATCCATAGCGACTGTCAATTGAATGTCTTTTAACGATTCACCTTGACTCCAATCACCATCACCAAAATTGGCTTGTTTAATAAATGCACCTTTAATGATCCATTCACCTACAACATCACCTACAGGACCTAATTCACTTAATGTGATGTCTTTCTTGTAGAAATCTGAGTAACCATCACGTCCTGTTACTGATTCGTGTGATAAACGAATCCATTCCATTACTACCTGTTCACCTGAAGGTGTTACAGGATCGTAAAGATTCAGTGTCATGTCTTGCCACTCAGCTTTTCCCTTAACTTTACGATATACGTTAATATGATCAACTTTAATTTCTTTTAAGTTAATATCAGGGAATTTTACTTTATGAACTAAGTAAGCAGGAACACCTTGAATAGTCATTAAAAAGCGGTTTTGAACTTTTGGTTCAAAAGCTGTAAACATTATTTCGTTAGGGTTTAATACTGGCATTGTCTTATGTTTTTATCTTGTTATAAATATGTTAAGCTCCAAAAGTCACACCGGTTGGGGTAATGTTAAAGGTAATGTAGATAAATTCAACTGTTTTAGCAGGTTGAATGTAAATAGCTCCTACCAATTGGTTTCTGTCAATTACGTCAGGAGTGTTGTTACTGTCATCCATTACTACCTTATATGCATAAAGACCTTGTCTTTGTTGCACTGATTCCATGTATGGGTTAACTTGTGAAACGAAGTTATTTCTTGTAGTTAAAGTGTTTTGTTCGAACAACAAGCTTTCAGCAACTGCTCTAACATATCTCTTTAAGTTAATCAACAAACGACGAACGTTAATACGATCAAGAGCTGAAGCTTTAGTCTGTAATGTTTTCTGACCATAAGCTACTAAACCAACACCAGGGAAACTAGCAATTGGGTTAACTTTGTTTTGATATAAAGTATCGCGATCGTTTGTGCCTAATTTTCTTTCAGCTTGTAAAGCACCAGCAACACCACCTCTGTTTAAACCAGCCGGAGCGAACCATTCAGCACTTACTCGGTCGTTAAATGCATAAACACCAGGCATTACTGTTGAAGCTGGAACCCATACTAACTTACCTGTAGCAGCACTTAATACTTGAACCCAAGGCCAGTAAGCAGCAGCATAGTTTGTATTTAATTGGTTAGCTAAAATACCAGGAGTACTAATTGTAGCTCCATATCCTGTTAAATCAGTAATATAGAAACAATCACCTCTTTCTTCAGCCATAGTAATGTATTGAGATACTACGGTTGAATGATATTGTTGTGTAATACCAGGAGCTGAAATTAATTGAAAGTTGTATTCATCTGGATTAGCTAAAATATCATCAACTATAGTATAGTCAGATGCTACTAATCCTTGAGTAACTGTGCTAATGTTTTGATACAAGTTAGTTGTATAATCTAAATCATTTCCTGTAGCTCCACCAAAACTACCTGATCCTACTGTTGGGATTGAATTGTAGTATTGAGTTTTTGCAACACCATTGTTGTTGAAATAGTTATAAGTTGGTGTTAATACTTCTTTTACTCGTACATAGCGAGAAGCATTAGCATATGATCCACTATTTTGAATGTAATATTGACCTGTTGAGCTATCATAAGCTACGGTTTGGCTATAGTTACCTACTACTGCTTCAATGTAATTAGCTTGGTTAGGATCTAAACTTACGTTAGTAAAACTTTCTAATACGTTAGGATTTGTTGTTGTATCATTACCTTGACGAATCAATAATGTAAATGTACCACTAGCTGTATCAGGACTAACAATCTGCCATCTTACGTTATCTGCACTACCACTTATTAAGGAACCGTTTGTTTGAGATCCTTGGTTGTTGTTCATGATAATTCCTTCAGAAATAGTTTCTAAAGTAAATGCATATCCTGGATTTCCATTAGCACCGTTTGCTAAAGTTCCTAATAAGCCTGTACCACTATCTACATAGCCGATAAGAGCATAATTAGCATCATAGTAAGGAACAGGTTCATCTAATGTAACATAAGCTCCATTGTAAGCAGTTCCTTGAAGAGAAGCAGTTATAGCAATTTGGTTAGTA